ATATCCTTTGTGGTATAGCAATATGTCAGTATCAGCTACGACCGTACCATTCGGATCTACTTCGAGTGTCTCATGGCATATTCTTTGCCATTTGAGAAACGCGCTTCGGCGGTGGAGTCGCATTGCTGGTATGTTATACCTTTTCCGTATGTGCGTATATTGCGGGTCAAGGTCTGCATTGCACCCTGCTATACTCAAATAAGCCGCGACCGCTTCGCTTTCGTTAAGCTCTTTGAGATACGCCCAAAACTCATCTTCAGGGCTTGCAAGGCGCTCGTCCGAGTCCATGTGCAGAATCCAGTCTCCAGTCGCATATTCATCAAGCTTATTACGGCAATAACTGAAGTCGAAATACTCTTCGAAGTCTGGATATTCCCAATTGAGTACTATATGGTCCGAAGTCCGACCGACTTCTTGGAATACAGGCTCTTTAAGTTTCGGATTCACCGCCGTACGAAGTGCAATGACTTCGACATTATCACTCGGCAAAGAATCCCTCCATCCTTTCAGGTCATCTCCATCCTGAAAGATTACACATGCACTTAACTTCATACATCTCCTCTATAATATACCGTCCTAAAAGTCATGAAAGATATGCCTTTTGTTTCATCGTCATTAAAAGTCACCGCTTGCGCGTCGATAAAGTGAACTGGCGCAAAATATGTCCTTTCGTAATCGGACTCATAGATATCGGGCTTATAGTTTGTAAGCTTATTCTCGATTGCCTCGCAAAGATCAGCAAGGGCTTCTCTTAAATTAGCTTTGCCCGCCGTGCTATTCTTTTTGACCTGTACTCCGACAAGCAAATACATATCCAAAGTGCCTTTATTTGCAAAAGCAGAATCATCCTCAAGTCCAATAACCTCGCGAGAGTCTGCACCTGACAAAACGCCGACAAAAGGGAACTGATAAGTATTCCATTTATCTAGCATTACTTGGTCATAGACTTTAACTCCACTCATTGTGCGGAGTCTATCTGCTATGGATTTGATCGCCGCTGATTCTCTTGCCATTGTTGTATTCCGTTTATGACTTGTTGTTTTATATCGCTTGCGAACTTGGTATCATTTCGAAGTCTATCGACTGCAGGATTAAAGTACGGGCGGGCGGGTATGTTTACGCCGCCTTTCTTTTTTACACTTAGTGCGATATTCTTAAAATACGGCTGTTTTGTCTCTGCAAATTTAGCCCAAAAGTATTTATGCATATTGCCTTTGCTTGCAATGAAGCCGCCAAACTCTTGCACTCTTGCATATGGCAAGTCTGACCCGTATTCTACCTCGAAGTTATCGCCTTCTTGCGAGACTCTGAAAACATTACCGGGCTGACCTTTTGTGAAGCTGCGAAATAAATTACCTGAGTTAATCGCGAGCTTAGAACTTGTCGAAGGTGCTATTCTATCAGCCGCGCCTCTGAATTCCATATTCGCTCCGATATACGCTTGCATCACAAAAGGCATCCGTTCCAAGCTCTTCAGAATAACAGGCCGTAAAATGCCTTTTAAAGCTTCGCTATTAATCATTATTACACCGTAGGTATAACGAATTGAGCAAAGTACTTATGCCATCCTATATCGGTTTTGAGTGATTGGCTGACTGTTTGTCCCGCGCCGCCTGTAGCGACGGAGTTAAGCCCGAACCAATTACCGCCTTGAGGACTTTGCTTATATGCAAGAGTCACCATTTCGGCTATGCCTTGCAAGATTGTATAAGGCATTGACGCATCACTGAAGCCCGTCGTAAGCGTTGCCTTAAATTGTCCATTAGTCTTATCACGAAAGACAATATAATTAGCATACGGCTCGGCGTTCCATGCATAGTTACCCGCGTCAAAGTTCGCATAAGTTGCAAACTCATTCTCGCGCCATTGCAAAGCCGTTAAAGCCGTGTTAGCATTGTAGGGGATATATTTCCAAGAGTGATTAGCTTCGAGGCCGCGTTGGGCTTTAGAGGCGTAAAATTGGTAATATATCGTCCCACTACGGAGAGGCTGACCGCAATAGCCTTCAGCCTCTACATAGCAAGTTGTAATAAGGTCATCAAACCAAGTATACAGCGCCGTATCCTCGGAGGTCGGATCGCCATTAACTTCCAAATTTAGAAAGGTCATGAGAGCATTAAACGCCCTCGGATTTGCGCTTGTATATGGCATGGTTATTTACCTGTTTTCTTTGTTTCTACTTTCGGCGCTGGCTTTGCATCCTTCGCCTTGCCTTGTTTAATAAGAGCCTCGGCAATCTCGGCGGGTAGAGAAGTCTCATAACCCGCCGATACACCTTTATACGGCTCGATTAGAATTACATCTACGAGCATAAATCACCTAATTAGGTTGTTGAAGTTTTGAGAACACCGATAGCACTTGGAGCTGGGAATGCGAAAGCAACGCGCTCAACTACTTCGATACCTTTTTGATGAGTACCACCCAAACCAGTTGCGCCGAAATACTCTTTGTATTCGTTAACTGTTACATCCTCGCGGATACCCATTACTGTAAACTGATTAAAGTCGCAATATACTGCAGATGCTGTATTCGCTGCACTTGTTGGGAAGAGTGCATCTGGTACGACGTGCATCGGGCGGCCTGTTGGAGTGAAGTATGAATTACCTGCAAGAGCTGTTAAGCCGATTGATGTAATTTCGATAGGGCGTACTTGATCATAAACAGGGCGGGAGCCTGCTGTTTCTTTCATCAAGAATCCGAATACTGACTGAGGTACTACGAATACACCATTTGCACCAACGCCAGAATTTACACCGAGGCGCAAGTTCCAAAGGTCAGTCCATGAGATTTCGCCGAATGTATCTTTACCAGAGTTATTTGCACCACCTTGGCGAACAACTGTAGTTGAAGCGGCGTTGAGCAAGCCTGTAAAGTTAGGAGCATTGCCATCGCCATTGAAAAACTGCTTGTCTTCAGTTTCAGCAAGAGCGCGGCCAAGACCATTTACAACATAATCCAAGAATGCAGGAGTAGCATCTTGCAATTGCTCTTCAGAAACGATAGCACCAGCAACTACTTTGCGAGCTGTCATTGCTGTAGCTGTAAAGAAGTTTGCTGAGTCAGTCAAAGTCAAGCCAGAACCTTCAGCAACCACTGCGCCAGTGAACGCGCCGCTTGATACCAAGTTCTCTGTTTTTCCGCGCATTGGATAGATTTTCGCGAGTGCTCTTGCATATCCGTACTGATCTGCAAAAGACATGATCTCTTCTACCCAGAATTGAGGAACCGCCGCGCCACCTTGTGCAGTTGTACCTGTATTGAAGTTTGCTCTTGTCAAGTACTTCTCATTTGCTTTGCGTGCGATTTCATCTGCAACGCCGTCGCGTCCTTTGTGAACTGCAAGAATGTAATCAGCTACGACGCGAGCTTGATCGCGGCGTGCATCATGATCTGCTTTGATTGATACGAAGCCATTGTTATTAGTTGGCTTTTGTGAGCGAAGTTGATCAGCTACTTTGCGGTCAACAACTTCTTTCAGTTGGTCTTTTGTTACGATAATGTTTTCCATTATGCAATATCCTTAAATTAAATTGAGTAATTCGTCTGTATTGAGTTTCTTCGGCATATTCAAAGTAATTGAACGGCCTGCTTCGCCGGCTACTGCAGATTTGATAATCTTGTAACCGTTTTGAATCATATCCATACCTTCATTGATTTGCGCTTGTGTTGAAGCTGCAATTTTCTTTCCGACGCGAGTTTCAGGAACCTCGAAACTAGCCTCGATGGACTCTGCAACCACTTCGACTGGGGGCTCGGCTACAGGCTCTTCGGCTACTTCGGGTTCTGCTTCGCCTTGCAAAACTGCAAGCATAGGAGGAGCGCCTGCAGTAATAAACGCGTTTACAGATGCTTCGGCTTCTTCAGGTGAGAAACCGAGATTGATTACCTCGCTGACAAACGCTTCCTTAATTGCAGGTAAGAGTTCGTCTTTGATCTTGGCTTCGATCTCTGGGGTTAACATTCTACTTTCCTTTTTGTATTTTTGAATTGAATCTTGGAGTAAAGTCTTGATTGATTTCTTAAGCAAGGCTTGGCGATTTGCAGGGACTGATACGACGCTAAATTCTACAAGCTCGGACTTTGTGTAAACAGTTACCTTCTGACCGTCGATTGTTTGCTCTTCGTATTCGTTTGGAATGATACCAACTGATACGGCCTTCACAAAACCTGCATTGATTAACTTATTGAGTTTCTTGCCCTCTTCGGTAATACACTCAATTTGAATTGTCGCTTCTAAGTTTTCGCCATTCATTGCAAAACCCAAACAGCGACCGATAGGCCACTTGTCAGAATCATGCTGAGCTAAGACTATGGGATTATTTAGATATGCTTGATAGTCTATTCCGCTTGGAACTATAATAGTCCCATAGCGGTCAACTTCAGGAGTTGATACTACGAAAGTATAGAGATCATTTTCTTTCTCTTCGTAGCCTTCCTCCATTTCGTAGCCGTCCCTGAGTTGCAGGTTCAGCTCGCGTGTTATTAAATTCATATTAAACCTTTATTTTTATTGCTTTTCAACTGGGAATAATTGGCATCTGCAGTTCACTGCATTTGAAGCGCTAAGACCTGACCCGAGCGGGCGCTTCGCTTTCTCGGTTTTGACTTCAATGATATTGCCTTCTTTATCGCGAACTTCAGTCACTACCGTAAAGTATCCGTCCGCGCCTTGTGTCGAGCCTTCCAAAGCAGCATGCGCTGGTCTTACGCGGCCGTCTCTTTGTGTTAGCCATACCATCTCAAAGCCTTCGTCTTTATATACGGCGTATTGCATTCCGCTTGTTACATTTGCGCTTGTCGTATTCGCAATTGCACGCGCTCTGCTTGTTTGCAAAGAGTCAAACTTGGTATTCAAAATCTTGAATAACTCGTCTTTATCCTTACCAGCATTTGCAGTGAGAGTCGCTTGTACTTCTTGCTTGATTACTCCGATAGAATCTCGGATTTGAGCGCTTGACTCTTCGACCAAGGCAATAACCTCTGCAGTCGGAGGAACGCCGCCCTCGATTGCAAGAGTCGCATAGAGTTCGGTAGCTACTTGATTTGCGGCCTCTGCTATGATTGCATCATACTTTGCAAGTTCGCTATCAGGAATATCAACAGTTGAAAGGCTAATTACACCCTCATCTGCAAGCTGAAAAACTTGCTCTTTGATTTGAGCTATGATCATCTCAACTACATTTTCCAAAGCACCAGCATTCGCTTCAGTTATCCCATCAAAGTTTCTCCAAAACAAATCCTTTGCATCGGCTGTAACGATAGGGAGTTTGGCGTTTGCCCTTGTTAAGAGTTTTCGTGCAACCACGGGCGCGGGAGCGGGATTTACGGCCGCGTTAAGCGGGACAAAACCATTAGCAATAAGCGGCGTATTGCCTTCAGGTATCGGATCATATCCGCGCTCGCCTCTTGCATCGTTGATCGTCTTAATTCCCCACTTAAGCTCGAACTCTTCTTGCCTCATATCAGCGTCGGGATCTGCATATTCATATGGTTGCGCTTCGATTAAGACATCCTCTTCCCAGCGTCTAAAATGACGCGTAAACTCTTCAGCAATGTAGAGCGCTTCGGGGTCTATTGTGTTTTGTCTAAAGATTGCAAACTGAACCTCTGCAGTCGCTCTGTTTTGGAATGATCCATCGAGCATTCCAGGAGGCACGCCAAAGACTTGAGCGATTTGAGCGCGTGTATCTCGGCTTACCGCGTCATAGCTTACTGCAAGCTCGCCTTTTGGCGGGAGTTCTAATTGCATCCCACCACCAAGCAAAGCACGGAGCTTGTAGTCTGGTAGTTCTTCATTCCATGCAGACTTAAGCTTTTGCCATTCGTCTTGGTCAAACCTTTCGGGAAACTTCGCAATAAGCGGCGGGACGGTATTATTCGCAAAGAGGCGAGCTAAATAAGCACTAACTTCGCGGTCTATGTTTGCATATTCCAAAGCAGCTGAAACAAGGCCAACGCCGAAGATATTCATACCGATTATCTCTTCAGGACGGCTCGCGGGGTGGAGCTTTGCAAGGTGAATAATCTCCTTTTCAGGTATGGCTATATTGCCCTCTTGCGCGGATTGATAGACATACCCATCAATAAAGTTATTCTCGCCTTTAATGACTCGCATTCTTGTCGGATTTAGTACCCACATCTGCAAAGGCACGCGGTAGCCGTTTGTCGGAGTCCATATAAACGCATTACCGTTTATCGATAACCAATTTTCAATATATCCAAAGACTTGAGAGCGTGTAAAATACGGATTCGGATTACTAAGTAATTCATTAGTCCAATGACCGCGTCCGAGTTCCTCTTTTTCCCAATTCTGCTCTTTATATGCATCAAACTTAATACCGCTCAAAGCATTTGCTCTATGCTGCAAGCAAGCGAAGACCGTCCCTCGAAGCGAGGCGCTTAACTCATTACCGACTTGAGTCGCACCGATATTACGAGAGCCACCCGACCGAATATACGGTCTGTCGTTTCTTCGCGGTGCAACTGCAGCCGCGATTCTATCTCTAAGTTGGTCAAGTAGACTCATACATATATCTGTGGAGTTTTGCGAATAGCGTTGAAGGCATAGCCCAACGCGTCAATAAAGTCATCATGCTTGTCTTGCGGAGTGCCCGTAAACGAAAGCAGCTCCTCGGTAAATTCTGGATTGATATGAGGGACATGATAAACAAGCCCTTGCTCATATCTTGCCTCTACAGGCTGAAAGCGTATCACCTTGTCTCTATCCGCTCTCACACCTACGACATTCATCTTAGTATTTCTTTTTAGCTCCTGAACCATCCAAGCTTGCGCCTGATTTGATTCGACTGCAACCACTCTTGCATTCCATCTTTGCTCGGCTGACATGATCTTACGTCCTATCTCTTGGAATTGCGCTCTAAAATGATCCGCCTCAACTACAACTACCTCACCATCTTTTGTCGTGCCTATTACCACAATCGCAGTATAATCTGCAGTCTCTTTCTGACTAATTGCAAGGTCAACTCCAATGTAATATGCCGTGCATTCTTGGCCGTTTGTAGTGCGTAACCATTCGCGCTTGATCTTAGCAGCCGATCTATCGACATATTCTGCAAGAAACTCTTGCGCAAATACTAAGCTCGGTAGTAGCTCTTTCTGCCTGTCAACTTCGCTTATCTTGATTTGCCCGCCGTCGTATGTCGAGTAGTGAAAAGACTGCCAGTCTGACATAGTCTCGGAGAGCTGATCTAATTGCCAAAAATGATTTTTACCTTTCGGCGTTGAAAAGAAATAAGCATCTCCTTCATAATCTGCGAGCATCGGACTAAGTACAAAGTTCCAGTCATCTTCAGCATTCGGGCAATGTGCCCACTCATCGCAAATAACTCTATGAAACTTATTGCCTCTTAAGCCATCCGCGCGGTAAATACCTTGCAAAACCAATGTACTACGGCCTAGTTTAATCTGGCCTTGTTTGTAAGTTGCGCCAAGCGGTGCAAAGAAATTTTGTGCTTCGGTTTCTCGTCCTGAGAGCTCGGTGTATGAGGGCGCGGTGTAGAGAACATACGACCCATCAATTTCAAGCATTTTCTCAAGGGCCAAAGCAAAAGCCAAATAAGACTTGCCAAAGCGACGGCCGCACCGAACAACATTAAAGCGCTTCCGATTGCGAAGTATCTCAAGCTGTTTGTCATGCGGTTTTATCCTGATCACTGTGTCCATTCTGCGAACCCCACTCTATTATCATTTTGCCTTTCTCTGCTACTTGATTATTCAAGTGAGTCAGTAACTCCATTAGTAGCTTCATGGCTGTTATATCTTCTTTTAGCAAGATCTTTTTATGAATCAGCATATCGATAATTTCAGCCGCTACAGTTTCTTTTGTTTTGCCGGGCTTTGATAGCTCTTGCGCCGCCATCATTGCAAGGTCTTTGACATAAGTTATTGAACCCTTTGGCCTACCATTTCGATTGATACGCTCGGGCTTGTCTCTGAAGCTATGTCCTTTGAGGTTATCAGCGCCTGCCATAATAAACTCCCAAACCTAATCCAATACCAAGAGCACCAACTACCCATCCCCAGTTGCTTTCCGTACGAACTTCAGTCGGCAAAGTAATTACCTTAATTGAGTCAGGGCGCGGTCTGTAAACTAAACTAAAATGTCCCTTTCTATTAGCATAGGCAAAAGCCATATTGATTGTATCGCGAGTCGCAGTAATTACCGAGTCGCTTTGAGCTACAAATGCAGTATCTCCGCAAGGAATAACTACGGGCTTATCAAGAAAGTAAATAGTGTCCTTAGTCTTGATAGTAACCGACTTCGTATGTACTGAGTCTCTAATCGTTACAGGGCGTTCAATAAGTTGCACTTGAGTAATTGTATCAGTTACTCTTTTTTGGCTTGTCTTGCCTATGTGAAGCCCCGAAACAAAGCCAATAATAAGCAAGACTGCAACTATCATCATCGCATTAAGCACATCATTGAATCTCATTGCACTACTCCGTTCTCAATAAAGAGATTATCCACCATACCATTCTCTTGAATGATTGCAAAACCATGATTGCTATTTGAGTGAGGCATATAGTTTTGTTTCAGCTTGCACAAACAGCCCGTTGTATATGCCTTGTAAAACTTACCGTCCAAGCTCTTGATTGATGCAAAGGAAGTACGATGCACATGACCCATTACAACATTAGCCGCCGCTTTGAGTATCAAAGCGCGGGCGGGGTTAACGCCGCCTGAAACTTTCATCTCGTGACCATGCACTATGTATGTATTTTCTATTCTCATAAACTGCGTAGATTCGACAAAGCGTATTCCAAGATCATCAAGTTTTAGCAGTTTGCGGAAATCAATTAAACCAGCAAGCGCGTCTGCATTCTGCATTAAGTACCGCTCCAAGCGGTCTTCATGATTGCCAATTTTAAAGTAGATATTCTGGTCTTTGAACTCGGACCTCAAGCCTTCTAAAAACTGCTTTGCAAGTTCGATCTCGTT